TGCCGCAAGTGTCTACCTGGGCCTCGTGGTTCATCCCTCACGCACCTTGAATGGGAAGCCGTGAACCTCGTTGGGGGTCATAACCCCGTTAGCCCAAGAACCGTGCGAGTCAGCGGAAATGTCTTGGACAACTACCGGCAGCTTAAGGTGCCAGTCGGTGTCAGCGTCCCGCATCCTTCCACCCACCGAACGAATGTTCGGAAAAGTGTAGTCCTTGTTCATGTGGCCGGTACGGTCCTCAGCGGTGCTGATCTTGGTTTCCTCGACACGCATAGGCTTCATCGGTTGGGCTTGCCCTTCATAATGACCTTGCTACCCATTGAAGGGTCGCCAAGGTGCGAGCGGGTGGGGTTTGGGTTGAAGTTCGGAAGCATGGTGATCTTCGTGAACTTGCCATCGTCCTTCATGTCCACACGACCGTCAGCAGCCATAGCGCTGTCCATGTCGTGAGTCATGCCGTACTGAGCGTTGTTCGCAGCAGCACGAGCAGGACGCAGGCCGAGGGAACTACCGGGCTGACCGGCAAACTCGGGTCCACGCTTCTCGCCATTACCAGTTGGTGAGCTGACGCCCATCTAGTTCTCCTTCGGGGGTTCGTAGGATGAGGGGGGGACTGACATGTGACCCTTCGCATGGGTGTGCTTGCCACAGATGAGACACTGTGAATGGTCCTGTCCGGCAATCATGTCGAACGCTCCACAATGAGCACACTTCTGAATGGTCATGTCAGTCCCCCCCCCTTCAACTACTGGTCGATGCCGGGGTCGGTGTAGGTCAGCGAGGTACCGGACTCGATGCGGTAGATCGCAGCTTCACGGTAGCGACCGTAGCCACCCAGCCAGTACCAGCCCCACGGCACGAAGCGGCGGAGGTAGTCGGTGATCGGACCGGGAACAACGTGCGGCTGCTCCGTGTTTCCGTCCACCATGCTCCACGCCTTTGCGAGAGCCTGACGCCCGACGCAGATGGTGGCGAACACGTTGGCTGCACCAACAGCGACGGTTCCGGTTCCGCTGTTAGCGGCGACTGAAAGCGTCAGCGTGAAGGTGTAGGTAGTGCTGACCAGCACAGGGCCAGACACAGCAACAACCGTGGTTCCACTGACAAGACCGGACACCGAGTCACCCACGCCGATCTGGTCAATGCCAGTGTTGTTGGTGTAGGTGGCCGTGGTGGAACCGGCCGTCGTAGACAGCGTGATGGTGGTCGAGTTGCTACCCGAACCATCGTTGTTGAACACTGGCGAACGAGGGGTCTCGATGAAGCGGAAGCCCTCAAAGGCACCCAGCTCACCGGCCCAGATCTCACCGGGCTGCGAGTAGGTGTGGGGGTCACGCCATGCAGCAGCGCCGGTCTCCGACGTGAAGTCGTAGGCCACGTTCGGGTGGATGTAGGCGGTGTAGAACCCGTTGAAGTTCGGGACGTTGGCCGAGCGCAGACGAGCCTTCGCCTTACGGATGTCAGCAGCCTTGAGCACGTCCGTCGCAGCGACGCTGGCACGGCTGGTGGCAAGACCAGAGTAAGCGACGTTCGTTCCGGCCTTGAGGACATCACGAGCAACCTCGTCCATCGACACACCAGCGTTGTAGCCGATGACGTTGGCGATAACGGGGTCAATCTCGATGTAACTCTCACCACGCAGCTTGGCGGTCGTCAGCACGGCGTTACCGTACTCAGCGAGCGTCACAACCACGTTGCTCTCGGAGACCGACTGAGGGGTCACATCGACCGACTCGTTGATCGGAGTCGAAGCAACTGCAAGGTCCGAGATGATCGGGAAGGTGACAGAGGAACCGGGCATCGACTGGTTGGTCGGCTTGATCTCGGCAACATTGTCGAAGTACAACTCAGGACGAAGGGCGAATCGAGCCATCCGGTCGTACGCAGCCTGCGCAAGACCAATCGTGCTGTCAGTCGCACCCGTCACAGTAACAGGGGGCGTGTAAGCCATTTGGGGACTCTCCTATGAGTCTTGGATTCCCCGGTTAGTTGCTTGTCGGGTACAGGCCGCTTTCGCCGCCCGTGGAGTTGATGATCGCCATGATCTCATCTGCACTACCGGCACCTTGAATCGCAGCAGCAAGTTCCTGCATGGGGCTGGGACCGGAGTTTCCAGTACCCGTAGCACCTGCGATGTGGCGGTGACGCTCAAGTTCTTCACGAACCGGGTCGATGCGCTCCTGGTCGCTGGCATTGCTTCCGAAGATTCCGTACTCCTCAGCAACCTTGCGGATTGCTTCGGGATCGGTGTCCCCATCGTATGCCTTGCGAAGAAGTGCTCCAACGCCAGTGTCAGGAATCCCTGCCTTGGTGAAAGCCAACTCACGCTTGAGCTGGATTACCTCGTGCTTGGCATCCTCGGCCTCTCGTGCTCGTTCCTTCGACTTGCGAAGTTCGGCCCGAATGTTGGGGTCAAGGCTGTCGGAATCCTGATCGTCGTAGAACTCGTCAGAATCGGTCATATTGATCTCTCCGTCCCTTACGCATACTCACCGGAGGAAGTGAATACGGATGATTGGGTAAGTTGGCATCTACACAATGGGGTTGCCGATTCCCACCGGGCAGCGGCCTTAGCTCACGGACCAGTCCGGCCAAAGCTCCACTAGACGTAAGTGTATCAGAAAACGCTACAGCGTGTGTCTACTTGCCGGTGCCTTCGGTGCTGGCAGAACCGATGCCGAGTCCACCCGAGGCGTTCTGTGCGTAACCACCACCACCCTGCAAGCCTGCGGTGCGTGCCTGCTCTGCAAGTTGAATCGACCGCTGAGCATCAGCCTGCGAGCCGACACCCTTCTGCTTCAACCCTGCAAAGTTCCCTGCAAGGATCTGCTGCTGTGAAGCCGTGGCCTGACCCATCTGACCGATCTGTGCTTGCTCCAACGGTTGCTCGCCTGCTGCCTTGGCAAAACCAGTCCTGTAGTAGTCCATGCCATAGCCGGAAGAAGTCATCTGCTTAGACAACTGCTCGGCAGTTTTTTGGTCAAGGCCATTGAACTTAGCGTTGTGTGCCTCGGTGTTGATCATCGCAGTCTGAACTTCCTTAACGATCTGCGCCTGACCATGCTTGGGGGAGACCATGTAGGCGAGAAGGTGTCCAGGCTTCACTCCGTACCAGTCTTGCAACGTCTTTTTGATGTACGGGTCAGCGTTCTTGACCATCTCGTAGCCCTTTTGCAAACGGGCAGAAAGGTTGCCCTGATACACACCGTTTGAGATGAGCTTCCCCATCTCCTCGGGAGTAAGCATTTTGTTGGGGATGCCGGCGTTGGCAAACTGGTCTTGAATATCCATCTTGTGATTGAGGTACTGGTTCTCAGTCATGTTGAGATTCTTGGCTTTGATTTCATCCATGCCGGGGAACGCTGCCTTGTACTCAGGAGTCTGTCGAATCTGCTGCATGACCATGCCCGCATTGAGGTGGTAGCCGGGGTCAGAAATCATTTGCCATGCCTTGTCGGAAAGGGAATCAAGTCCCCACGCGTTCAGGTTCCCAAGCACTTGCGAGTAGGCAGTAAGTTCTGCGCTTGCAGTTGTGTCTTGCAGACCAGGACCAGAACCACCAAAAATAATAGTAGGATTTGGGACTGACGATGTTGCGGGATCGGGTGGCTTTGTCCCGCTTGTGGAAAAGTTTCCCCAAGTGCCAGTCTTGGACGTATACCCGTTGATCTGAATGGCATCGGCAAGAGTCAGGCCAGTTTTGCCCGCTTTGGTAAGGGCGTTGGCAATAGCACCGTAAGCGTAAGTGTAGTTGGCTGTGCTGCCATTGGTGATCTTGCTGTAGAGATCGATGATTGCTTTTTGGAACGCAGCCGTGTTTTGTCCGCCAAAATGGGTGGCAAGCTTGGTAAGCGACTCGTCGGCGCTACCGCCAGAAGTATCAAAGTTACCAAGGACAAGACCACTACCGATTCGGTATTGTGTCCCACCTGTGTCCCCCCATGTAGGGGCTGCTGGTGCCTGTGCCATTACTGCTGACCCCCTGGCGAACTGAACGCCTGGTTGATGATCTGGTTGAACTGTGCGGAACGCTCATGTGCTTGTGGCGACTTGTCCCAGCCGTGGCCGGGGTGCGTCATCAGATGTTTCCGCCATTCATCAAGTGTCATTGGAATGGGTCGATTGGTCTTGGGGTCAATCCCTCCCTGTAGCGCAGCCGACCACTTAGGATCAGACCAGTTTGGCTCCGACATAACAGGGCCAAGAACCTGCTCTGCTACTTGGATG